AAATTAGAAGGCCCGTTTTGTTTTGATGGACGTATTTTGTACTATGATCCACGCGAAGGCAAGTACTGGGATCCTAAGACGGATTTTTATGTACCGCATGATGATTATTTTAGACTGGTAGGTTTGCTGTGATTGATCAAATTCGTCAAGTGTTTGAGCAGTTGGGTTATGCGTGGGTTGAACCCTACAACACCACTGAAGGTGCAATCAACCGACAGGAAGCAGGCAATCACAGAGGCCTGTATTACATTTATCCAGAGAAGAATTTTTACTTTGGTAAGGCCGCAACCAATACAGTAATTAATCGCCACATGACACATCGTCCAAAATTGGATGTGGATTTAGCTAAATTGTATGGGCCTGCAAAAGAAAAAGCAGAACCTCGTTGGCAGTTCCCTGAGGGTTTTAAGGAAGGCGTGTGTAAATACTTACTTGAGGGAGTTGATACAATTCCAAGCCACTGGATTAAAGTTGGCAAGAAACGTGTGGCGCCTGGTGTGCTGGACTTTCCAGTAACACATCGAGTCGATGTTGACACTTTGCCTGTACTAGTTTGGAATTTAGAGCATTTGACAGCAGAACAAATTAGTCATATCGAAGAAGCAGTGATACCTGCAATTTGGCCTTATTGTAATAACGAAACACACAGACGTAGAAAAAAAGAACAGGAAACAGATGATGTCTAAATGCTATCAATTAATTGGAGTTCCTGCCGCAGGCAAAAGTACTTGGATCAAAGATCAAATTTGGGCGTTGGGATTGACTGTAGTTTCTACAGATGCGTTTGTAGAAGACTATGCAAAGACACAGGGTAAGACTTATTCAGAAGTGTTTAAGGATTATATGCCTCAAGCAGTTGAACTAATGGCACAACAGGTTGTTAGAGCCCGTACATTGAAGCATACTGTAATTTGGGACCAGACTAGTACTACAATTGCTAGCCGTACTCGAAAGTTTAATATGCTTCCGGATTACGAACATATTGCAGTTGTGTTCCGCACACCGCCAGTGGATGTTCTTAAAGAACGGTTGGCATCTCGCCCAGGAAAAGAAGTTCCATGGGAAATTGTACAGGGTATGATTGATAATTGGGATGAGCCTACCAATGAAGAAGGCTTTAAAGAAATTTGGTATGTTTAAGGAAAAAATATGAGCATTAGAGAATATGAAAGCATTCAAGGCGACAACTTGGAAGAGTCGGATATGGCTCAACTGTTATCAACTACTGCAAATGCAGATGCTGTGGCTAGAATTAGGGCGGCATTGCCCACAGGGCCTAGCCTCAGTCATTGCGACGAGTGTGGAGAAGAAATTCCCAAAGCAAGACAGTTGGCTGTTAAGGGTTGCAAGATGTGTATCGATTGTCAAATTGCAAGCGAACGAATGAAAAGATAAGGAGGCTGTATGCCTTGGATTGAAAACGTGGCCGCCGCTGATATCCCAACTGGATTTCACCATGCGGCTGGCCCAAATAGTATGCTGATCAGTATTGTTGATCCGGCAAGCTGGCGACCTGAACCTAAACATCAGTTCAAAGAGCGTCACAACTTTGAGTTTTTGGACATTGAAGAAAAAGACTTTGCTCTAGATGAAACCATGCGTTGCAGTCACGAGCAGGCCGCAGAACTTGTTCGACTGCTACAACACGCACTAGAAAATCGCATGAATGTAGTTGTGCATTGCTATGCTGGCATTTGTAGATCGGGTGCAGTTTGTGAGCTGGGAGTCATGATGGGCTTTGATGACACAGAACGTTTCCGTAGTCCAAATCTGCTGGTCAAACACCGTATGATGAAGGCCCTGGGTTGGACATATGACCCAGATGAAAAGCCCAACATTGATGATTGGCGCACTTTTAAGTCGGTTGACTAATTGTGGAATAAGTAGTATAATAACTACTTAAACAAGAAAGGTACTCAATGGCTGGCAAAGCAAAATCAGTTTATCTAACGATAACCAAAAAAGGTTCAATGAAAACAGAGTTTCACAAGATGTTTTTTGATGCAAAAGGCTATAACGAGTATGTTAAGTCTGAAGAATTCAAAGCCCGATGGCCAGCTGAAGAGTATAATATTATTAAAGAAGTTTATTAAAGAAAGGAGGCAAATATGCCAAGTGTATTCTTAGTAAGCGACACGCACTTTGGACACACCGGTGTATGCCGCTTCACCCGTAACGATGGTGTTACAAAACTTCGTCCTTGGGACTCCGCTGAGGAAATGGACGAAGCTATGGTTAAAGCGTGGAACGAACGGGTAAAGCCCACTGACAAAGTGTACCATTTGGGTGACGTTGTCATCAATCGTAAAGCGTTAAGTATCATGGGCCGATTAAACGGCGATAAAGTTTTGATTCGTGGCAATCACGATATCTTTAGGGACGACGAGTATCGTCAGTACTTTAGAGAACTTAGAGCTTATCACGTTATGAACGGTATGATACTTAGTCATATTCCGTTACATTCAGACTCAATGGGTCGTTTTGGCGTCAACATTCACGGACACACTCACGCAAATCGTGTGAAAAAAGCCCGGGGAGTTGACTCCAGAACTGGCGAAGTCTTATACAGCGATGAGAACGACGTTCGTTACCATTGTGTATGTGTGGAACAAACTGACTTTGCGCCTATCTTGTTTGAAGACGTTATTGCACGTATTGAAGCTGAAGGCGGAAGCGTTGGGTTTAAGAACGGCAACGGACCTACTATGTAATTATAGCGGTATAAAATAGGGCCTCAGGGCCCTATTTTTTTGTCTCTAGGTTCTGGACAAACGAATAAATACAGTATAATGATCAATCAATGTTGATTGCAGAATATTGGAGATAAACGCATGTCGCTACGTATTAGACGAGGAACAGAAGCTCAAAGAACGGGCGCCACCTTTGATTTAGGTGAAATAGTATACACTACAGATACCAATAAACTCTATGTTGGCGACGGCGTAAATGCCGGCGGCAAAAACGTTTTGGCAACCAGTGCAGGTGCTGGATTAGTTTGGAACGCTTCAACTCAGCGATTAGATTTCAATGGCAACGGTACTGGTATAGTAAATGTGCAAGCTGATTCTGCTCCTAGCTTAGGCGGAAATTTAACGTTAAATGGTAGAAATATTATTGGAACTGGGAATATCACAGTAAACGGCACTTTGTCAGTTACGGGGTTAGGCTCAAACTTAAACTTAAATACCCGATCTATCACAGGCACAGGCAGCATTGATATCACTGGTTCAGCCACATTTACAGCTAATCTTTCTGCGGGGAGATTATCTGGTACCCAGCTTGTTATAGACAGTTCAACTCCAAACACTGTTAACGGTCCAACTGTTTTTTCGCTGAGCGGTGCTGATGCCAAAGTTGTAACAATTAACCCCCAAACAACCAATCAGCCATCGTTGGATATTTTACAGGTGTTCCCATACACACAAGGTCTAGCATTTAGTGGCATGAGGGGATCTATAGCATCGCCGGCAGTTTCCCAAGTCGCTGACGGCCTTGGTGCTATACAATTCCGTGCAAAATTTACAGCTACACCAACACCGCCATTTGACGGATTTGCAAGTGTTGCGGCAATTGCCGCAACAACTACGAACATGGGTAATGGCACTACCATTTCTCCTTCAGGAAAACTACAATTTTTATTAATTAATCCAAATACTCCAAGCGACTTAGCAACCGCATATTTAAGTGAATTTAGTAATCCAGGTGTTTGGACAGCTCCTGGATTTATTTCCAAATCTAAAATTTCAGCCGCTGGCATTGGCTACGGAACTGGTGCTGGCAGCACTATAGCACAACTTACCAGCAGAACCACATCAGTCACTATCAATGCACCATGCGGAAATATCACATTGTTTAACACAACGGCCACAGCTGGGCAATTGACTACATTCACGGTTAATAACACCATAGTTGATCCAACTGACGTGGTAACTGTGAGCGTAAAAACCGCAACAGGCTTCCATATGGTCAGTGTTACTAATACCGCATTGGATTCATTTACAATCAGTGTTTATACTCCAAATGCAGTTGCAGTAGCCGAAGCTCCTGTATTGAATTTTGCAGTTATAAAATCAGTAGCTGCCTAATATCATAATTAAAAGCCCTTGTATGTTAGGATAATAAATATCCTACAACAGGGGCTTTCTAATGAATAGATTTATTACAGATCCAGAAAATTATACTTTTGATGATCTTCAAAATCACGACTGGGATGTGATACAAACTAACATTACTGTAGATTCTGCTAAAATGTTGGAATGGTTCAATGCCATAGAAGACCAATTTGCCGATTGTTGTTACAGTCCCCTTGGTGATATGGATTTAGCCGACCCAGCTAAAAAAGAATTTGCGCTGTCTTTTATGCCAAATAATTTAGTGTGGGGGCAACCACTACAGTGGACTCTTCAGTGGTCTTACGATAGACCAGGAAAACTTCCATTCTTGCAACTTGCTGATCCAGCACAATTTCCAGAAATATCAGACCCTGATTTTCAAAAAAAGTTTAATAAGAATCTTCCAAAGTACTTGTTTGGAATGTACGAAACATATTATAATACATTTGGTCCGGATTGTTTTGAAGTAACACGTTTGGTAAAAATGAATCAAGACGTGGGACTGCGTACTCATGTGGACATACAAAATCCAGAATTTTTAATTAGAATGCATTTGCAAATCCAGATAGATGAAAATGCGTGGTGGAAATTTGGAGACAACATGGAAAGAAAATATACGTTTGAACCGGGAAAAGTTTATTTGTATAATACCGCAGTTAAACACGCGGCCCGGAACGAAAGCTCGATCCCCTGGATTATGTTGCATAATAATCCAAATGCAAGTTCGATTAATAAACTTTTAAAAACTTCCGTACATATAGGATAACATGACAGTTACTGGTAAAACATTAAGAGAAGCCCTTCAACTCAATGCAGTAGTCCCTCATCCCTTGGACTTATGGCCGTATCGACACACAACTATGATTCCAAATCAAAGTTTTGAATGGTCTGGTACTGATCATGAAACATTGTATAAGCGTAATCTTAGAAATTTGCCGGAGAACTGGATTTATAGAACCAAGAAAATTACCTATAATTATAACGAGCAGGGACTTAGGATGCCTAAAAGTATCTATGCTGTTGATAAAGATTATATTTTATTTTCAGGTACCAGCTATACACAAGGTCTAGGAGTAGCAGAAGAAGATAGATTTTGTAATCGTGTAAGTGCAGAATTGGGATTAGATTTTATTCCGCACGGCGGCCCAACGTTCACTATTAAAACAAATGCTATTTCTTTTTTTAATTTTTTAGACACTGATATGCCGCTGCCTAAAATATTTGTTATGGAATATCACAAAACCAATTGCTGGACATATTACTCTGAAAATAATTTTGTTCATATCCATAACTCACACGGCACTCTGAAACATTTGCCCGAAGGCAAACAATTTACTAATCATATCGAGTCTTATAAAAAAATAGCAGAGACTGACCATTTTTTACACGAATCAAATTTATATCGGAACATGATGAAAGCAACCTGTAAACGGTTAGGAATAAAATTTGTAGAAGTTAGTTTTGACGAACCTACTGAACCTTTTATCACTGAGAACGGAATTAAACGTGTAGAGATGAGTTCTCACAGTGACGATATAAACTATTGTTTTGGTAGAGATGTGCGGGTGCGGGCAGAAGGATATTATTCTCACCCAGGCATTGGTTTACACGGAGAAGCAGCCGAGTTAATTTTATCTCAAGTATGAGTAACTTAATTTTATTCACTTCGGGAAGCACTGATGATCCAAAGGAAATATCTCATCCTTGGGAATTTATTAACAGTTGTGCAAAGCAATCAGTAGACGAAATCAAACTAACATCAAGTGACATTGTGTTAGATGTATTTCCAGGAAATACAATAGCACATTACACTGTGACAGCACTACCTGCACGAATAGCGAGAGCAACTTTGATTTCCGCTAATTTTAATCCTTACACATATATCGAACTGTTCAACAAATATAGACCTACATATATTAGTTTAATTCCGAAGCATTGGGATTTGCTTTCTAAAACCAAGGGTTGGGATAATTTTGATATGGGCTGTGTTAGATATATGGTAACCGGCAGCGGAACATGTTCACAAACTTTGATTGATTCATTCCTAAGTAGAGGCGTACAGTTAGTTGCTAATTGGTATGGCATGACTGAAATGCCTCCACCAGTATTCATAGGTTATAACTCTGAAACCTTTGATTTTGATACTGCAAAGAATTATAATGTTGAGTTTGATAACGGCGAGTGTGTTATTGACGGTTGGCACACAGGCGATATATTTGATGTGGCTGAAAGAAAATTTTTAAAACGCAAAGATACAGCAAATGGAAAAACTTGGAAATCTAACGTTTAGACCTTTAGTTGATTCCGATCTTCCAGCACTGGCAACTTTTTGTACAGAGTGCAAAAAACTAGGATACGAAAATAACAAATCGTTTGAATCAATTAAACTTGACAAGATGAAAATGCCGTACGGACAATTTTTTATTGGGCTAGATCAAGACAAAATTATTACTTTTGCTGGTGTGCATCATTTGCCAGAACTAGGCAATAATGCTTGGAGATGTTTATTTCGAGGCGCACAACTTCCCGGCTATACTCCAACATGGAGTGTTAATATTTTTAAAAGCTGGATACACTTGTCTCATCTGTTGTATTATCAAGTTAAACTGATACAACAATTAGACTCATCTGCTGAATTTTACATTAGCACAAATGTAGACAATAAAAAAGCAGGAGTTAGTTCACGTTTGAATAAAACAATAATGCCTAAACTGGTCAAACAAGGTATGTTTACCTTACATAGTAAAGATATTATGTTATATAATACACTGCAAAATATTTGGAAATTAAATACAGAAACGTATCTACGTGAACGAAATTGTTATATTACAAATTCGTGAGTTTTTAAATAATCTGTAAATTCTTCAGGAACTCTAAAAATCAAATGAACACGATCTGTGTTGCCACCGTTGATTGTTGCATGGGGAACAGATACATTTGTCAAGTACGCATATCCCGGTTCCATTAAAAATTTTTCATCTTCGTATTCAAAATAACTTTCAGAATTTGATTTAACCGGAAAATGTATTTTTACATAATCTCCAGTATCAACATGAAATCCTAATCTTGTTTCAGGCGGATGTACTACCATCAAAGTTTGAGTAGCTTGTACAGATGCAAAACAATCAATAACTTTCTTACCAAACCCAAATATCAATTCGGTTGGAACATCATAATTTCCGCTCATTTGAGTACGGGCCATTTCTTCTGTTACACCTTCTTTGTATGCAGGACAAGGTTTAGTAGGGTCTTTCAAATCGCTTTGTATAGCCCAGTTGTAAAATCCGTCTACATGATGTATACTCTTATCAATAGGATTGGTATCTGGAGTATATACGTCAGCAACTGCCCACTTCATGTGCTGATACTTTTCTTCTAAAGTATTATAATAATCAAGCAGTTCTTGGAAATCAAATTTAAGATTATCCATTCTTTTTATTTTAAAATCAAATTGATACATGAGTAGTATTCCTTAATAAATTGTATACGTGTTGGTTGTATTTATAATTATGAAACTTGCTGTGTTGATTTTTATTTCTGTGTTCTTCGATGAATGCTGCCACAGCTGGCGATCTAGATTGTCCTTTTGCGCAGTACACATGAACCGTGCTGTTATCTGGTATATTATCAATAAACCGTTTCATCAAAATGGCTTGATTTTCTGTACAAGCAATTGCGTTATATGTTATAGGAACATATTCGTGAATCCATTTTTTTCTATCTTTTTCAACATCGTCAAACACTAAGTTTAGCACATTTTTGTGTGGTTGTTTAAAATATGGGATAGCATGAATCCAACCTGTTGCATGTATGCAAATAAAATATTCGTTAGGAAACTCATCCAGATTTTGATCTGTAAATGTAGTAACTTCTTCAAACCCGTATCTAGAATAAACTTGAATCGTTAACAATTTTTTTCGCCTTGTCTATTGGAACTTTGAAGAATAAATGTACCCGTGTGGTATTACCTTCGTTATGTGTGCTGTGTGGAACGGCCGTATTGACTAGATACATGTTGCCTGGTTTCATTGCAAATTTTTCATTGTTAAAAATAAAATAGCTGGCATTGTTGGCAATGAGAGGAATGTGTATCTTAAAGTAATTATCGCTATCAACATGTGTACGGATTCGTGTGCCGGGGGGATGCGCCGCAATACTGATTTGTCTAGCATACGGAAACACATCAAGTATCCATTCAGCAAATCCAAAAACTAATTCAGTATTACGATAAACTTCACCGCCTTGTTTATGTATGTTGTACGGAGGGCACGGTACAGACAAATCCTCTAAATTGCTCTGTACTCCCCATCCGTATACACCGTTAATATTATCCTGAAACTCAGCATCGTTTACGCTAGACAAATTTTCATCAGCAGTCCATTTTAAATGGTTATACTTGTACTCCACAGTATCTAAATACTCTAAAGCCCAGTCCATATTAATTGGAGTATCGAGTTGTTTAACTAAAAAATCGTTGTACATCTTCTGTCCATACCTTTCCATACAAATGAACTCTATTGCTAGTGCCTTTATTTTCTATGCTGTGAGGCAATGTTGTATTGACAACATATACCCACCCAGGCTCCATAAACATTTCTTCGCCGTCAACTATCCAATTACTGGAATTATCAACATAAATGGGAATATGTACACGTATTTTGTCAGGACTATCCTGATGTGTGATTAATTTGGTTCCTGGTGTATGATCAGTCACTACCCATTTCTTACTGCGCAACGGTAGTTTGCTAACAATGTCATATGCATATCCTGTGAAGCACTTGCGTGGATTAAGTTGATCGTCATCGTTGTGATCTCTGTATTCAACTTTTGCTTGACCTTGTTCAAAAGGCAGTGGACCTTCAACATCACTGCCCCAACACAATGTATAGTAGCCAGCATCGTCTGGAATAACATGACCTGTTTCACCAGTTAGATCCACTATGGGTTCTTGCCACACATACTGATGCTTGCCCATTATGAACTTCCAACTGCCATAATTATTTTCAAGATCTCGATGCCATGCTCTTAATTTGTCAATATCTATTTTAAACCAGGGCTTTATTTTAAAACCAAGATCAACCGTTTGATGTTTTTCTATATAGCGTTTCATTCATTAGTCATATTGATTACATCTAAAATATGCCAGTCGGCTATTCGTGTGATAATATGCGCCCGTCTAAATTCTGAGTCATTGCTGGTACCGTGCCAATCGCCAGTATTGAGTATATAAATTTTACCCAGCTTAAAGTGATAGGAAGTAGCAGTCTCTCGATCAGCTCCAAAAGTAAAACAAGCATTTTCATTTGTTTCAATTGGTATATGCAATTTTAAAACTTTACTATCTATATGCTGTTTGATATACATACCTGGATAATGTAAAGTTATGATAGCTTGACGAAATGCATCTCTTCCAAGTGTTTCAATCATTTCTTTGAAGTAACCATATTCAAATTTTTCCATTATTTTAGCATCGTGGAAAAATGTATCTTTGTTGACTTCGGGAAACAGTTCTAAATTTGCCTGTGTGGGTGGCGGCAATGGCTCGTCTCTGTCTACTGGCCATGCCAACGTCAGGCCTTCGATTGGGCCGCAATAATAACCGCAATATCCTTGCTCCACTAACTCTTTGCTTTTTTCTAAATCCAATTTGTGAGTATTATCATTAAATCCAAAAAACAAGTGTGGAAATTTAGATTGAACATCAGCCCACCACTCTGTTAGTTTAGTTGGATCTAACTCATAGTTAAGCTCTATAAGATCCCAGTCGTTTGTATTATACAGCAAATCAAGTGTTATGTCTTTTGGATCATAATTTTTAATGAATCTTTCCATTTCATATCCCCATGTTAACATATTTATTGGTACTTGCATACCGGGGATGTGTTGAATACTGTTCACTGCGAATCCTACGATTTAGATCCTGTGCAAGATAATCTTGCCCATACAAAACAAGATTGTTGGGTATTAAGTTTTGAAATTTTAGATATTGTTGTTCTATTATCTCAGGCTCTATGTTCCAATGCAACATCATACTGGCCCATATGTTGGTGGTCCAAAGAACTTTGACCCCTGACTGCTTGTTAATTTCTTCAAATAATTTTTCAGGTTCGTTAACAATATCAATAACAAAGTAATTGTGTTTTAATTTTCGATAACGATCCCATAATTCTTTAAACTGTTCAGCACTGCCAAATTCTTTCTTGATTTCACTAAGCCAGAACTCTCTGTAGTTGCCTCGATACGTGCTGGAGAAATTATATGACAAATCATGCTCTAGCAACCACTCGTCAAAATTCAAACCATCCCATGTTTCTAGCAAATGCTTTTTAAAATTCAAACTGGATTCGCACCAATCATAATAATTTACGATGGTGTTTTCGTGGAATGTGTTGTTGCGCAGTAATGCAATAGTCTTAAATCCTGCGGCTGCTGAAAATATGCTGTCCACGGCCGCAGGTGCTCGAACGCCTTCTCCACTCAGCCTTTCTGTGTTATAGGCATACACACGATTCTTTTCAATAAATTCCTGATATGCTAATTTTCGTATCCATGCTCGTTGAGTATAATTTTCTATCGCATCAACTGATTCCTCATCTTGTAGATTCTTCCATACCTTTTCTAATAAATCTGGATTATCGTAAGGATACAAAAATGCTTTGCATTCTCGCATTTCAAAATCAAAATTGTCAATACGTATATTATGTTCTAATGCTAGCGCAATCCAATTGGCGCCTTCTTCAACCACCGTGGGCTTTACTGTTCCGGAGGCAGATTGAATCCAAGCCGGAGCATAGTCAGCACTCATGGTCTTCGCACTGAGAGTGTATTGTGGATACTCTGGTTTCCTATCCCAAAAATATCCCTGCTCCAGGTATTCAGGGTTGCCCAGTTGTTTCCACTTGTTGATATTGACTACCAATAGCTGTCGATGCAATCCGGGATATCTATCTTCTCGTGCCATTATGTGACCCATGACAAAAAATTCAGGATTGTTTTTAAAATAATCCACAGATTTGGCAATGAACTTATACAGTTTTGGAAACATCATGCCTTGTGCAACAATGATGCAGATATTATCGCCAGCTGTGGCACTGTCGTTCAACAGTTTACTAACACTGTCGCTGAATCCTCTGTACTTGCACAAGTTGATTTGCAGGCTTTGATTAAACATCCAGTAAGTCATATCAAATGTTCGTTTGCGCACGAACTCGTTGGGAATATCTCGGCTGAGATCCAACATACCTATTCCAACTTTAGGGATGCTATCCCGGGAAACTTCAAAGTATCGTTCTCCGGTAGAAACAGAATTCCAATCGCGTACTTGTGTCATTGTCTGTTAGTGTAATAACTGCTTCTTAATACGTAGAAGAAATCTCTTATACGTCTGCCCAGTTCGTAATGTATGATCATATGTATGCGCGGTTTATCACTGTTGTTAACCACAGCATGAACATTGCTGATGTCCATCAAGAACGCACTACCATTGTCATCAAAAGGAACACGACCAAAATCTTTCATAATCATTTCACATCCTTCTGGCATGTTAAGACTAATGTTGCATACGCTGAGTCTTTTTTGATCGTTGGGTCTGTCTTGATGAGGCAATATGTATCCTCCGGGTTCCAACAGCATGAACCTAACTCGATTCAAATATTCAGCAGGCCACACATCTGTCAAGAACTTTTTAGTCACAGGGCACTGATCGGCAACCCAAGTCCATTCTAGTTGCTTTAACGTATCTGTTCTACTATCGCCATACTGGCCTAAACTTTGTGTATCTTCGTTAAGCCCATGCAACGTGAGACTACCCCAGCCGTTGCCGTAATCTTCTCTATGAGGATGGAACTTATCTAACAAAGCTTCAGCTTCAGCATGCATTTCCTTCCAAGGTTGATTATCCAATGCACTGAGTCTAAACCAGGGCCACCCAGACTCCATTATGATCCATTTTGGATCAAACATATCTGGGTATTGTATATTGTAACTGTTAGAATTTTCTTTCCAAAATTCTTCTAATTGGTTGATATGTGATTT